ATTAAAATATGATTGGATACAAACTGCTTCAGCACAGTATCCTGTTGTCTCTTCTACCTCACGTCTATCTTCATAGCGTAAGTTCAACCCCACACTTAGAGCTAACTCTGGAGTGCAGGGTTGTATATACTTACCTTCGTACATGTCTTCTTGGGTTGTAAATGCCGTCCCAGCTAGCTGAGATTAAAGCGGTGGAAAATGGGTCGGGTATTTTTATCTGTAAGTTATATTTATCATTCTTCTTTTGTATAGGTACTCTCACTGATTTGTTTAATTGTGAAGGTGGTTCACCAAAGTTAGCTACTCCAGTCTTCATACCTGATTCATATTGAATGAAATCATTAAACTCTTTAGTAACTGTACCGCTAGCATCGACATAAGAATTCTGAGCTGTTAAATGAAACTGCATTGGACCTGAAACACCTAAGTCAAAGTTGATTCCAGATACCCTTAAAGCAGCATTTGTGTCATATTTGTTAGGTTCAAGTGCTAAATAATAATTAGGTAATTCTATAGTAGTTGTGTAAGCATATCCTACAGCTACTTCCCACCCAGTCATATTGATATTATTAAAGGTAGCACTGTTGGTACCTACAGTATCAGCTTTAACTACTGTACCTGCTTGTGTACCATTCATCCCAACTGCATAAAAATTAGTAGCACCTGTTGGTGTGTAAGGTATTGTCAATACTGTTTTTTCAGGATCTGATGTAGTCTGAGCTGTATATGCTATGTTAGATGGTATTACCATATTATCAAGACAAACTTCAAACCATCTAGCTGTATATAATGGTGAACCAACATTAGTTTCACTACCACCTACAGTATAACTACTACTAGCTGTGGCATCTGTTACATACTCATGTCTAAGTAGTACAAAGTTACTACCTTGTTTAACTACAGTATAGAAACTACCACCAGTATAAACCATATATTGAAGTGTACCTGTCAAACCCCAACTATACCAAGCAGATTGATCTCTCCTGTCTCCTGAATCAAAATATTTATAATGGTAAAGTTCGGTTGAATTTTTCTTAGCAAATGTAACAATACCTAATGCGGTTGAGACAGTGGACATTGAAACATCTTTTGGTATATACTCTGGAACAACTCTAGTTTGTTCTAGTATTTTCGGTGGTACATCATCATCAAGTATTGTAGCTTCGTATGCTCTAGTATAAGCAGATACATTAGAAGTAAATATAACTGATGTACCCATATCTTGAGGTTGTAAAGAAGCATCACATTCATAACTAGCTATCTTTTTTAATCTAGCTGTTTTAGGGCTAAAAATATCTGACTCAGTAAATAATAGGAATTGCCCGTTATCACTGAACATCATCACCCCTTTTTGTATAGGGAGTACATGATTAACAAATGCAGGTTTAATATCCGATACTGTAATATCTACAGGGTTATCATCACTTGAAGAAATAGCAGAGACAATAAAGAAATTAAAGTAATCCCCAGGACGGCTCATAACTACTTGCTCATTTGCTATTAAACCAAGTCTATTTCTGTGGAAAAATATTTTGGAAATTTCTAGACCATTAAAACTAGGGAATGGGTTAGTTACATCATCACCCACTTCTCTATATTTCCAGTAGTTATCATTACTATCAGCGTTAGCTGTGGTTTCATCTAACCTTTTAAAAGTAAAAGTACCATTACGGTTATTGACCAAAGCATGTGGCATTGTATCAGGATCTAAACCTTTAACCATAGGGTCACTACCTGATGAGAAGTTATGTGGTCTAGCACACTCTTCCCAACTACCACTACCTTGTGTACCATTATCAGCTACAAATGTTACATAATAATTATCAGCTTCTAAGTTATCAGCGTTTGCAATCTGTGCTATATAGCCATGTTTACATTGAGCTGGTAATCTACTAACATCTTGAGCAGTATTACCTATAATATTCATGTTTTCATTCACAGCACCTCCTAAGAAGTTTACTGTTGGAGCAGCACTACCATAAAGATATAGACCACTACCAATTACTTCAGCTGTTACATTAGCTAAATTACTATTCACAGAAGCAAACAAAGCTTGTATAATAGTAGCCATAGAAAGCTTACCTTTATCAGGATTCTTAGGGCTACGATAGAAAGCTATACTAGACACACCTTCATAAGTCTCAACAGGTTCAACTGCTTTAACTTTAACTCTATAAGAAATACCTTCAATACTTATATCTACATACTTAGCTAAAGCTGTAGACTCACTGGTAGTTTTTATAAGACCACCGTCTTTAAGTGTGACCTGTGCGGTATATCTCGTTTTATAAACTTGTGTATAACCTAAGAAATCAGAAACTTCTGTTCCTGTACCGTCATAGTTAGCTTGGTTTGAATCGACATAGCTAGCAGCATTAACTGTCACATGACCGTCAATATCCTCACATGCACTATCTGTAAATGAGAACTGAGCTAAACCAGCATACCTACCATCTTTATTGGTATCATCCCAAGTGTTACCATCAGAAGTACCTTTATCAACTTCAAGTGCTGTCACTCTAAAGTAAGTGTTAGGTGTAGGAGCTGTAGCACCTGTGTACATTATGTACTCAGTGTTATAAGCTATAGTATCTAACCTAGCAAAAGCGTAGTCCCCACTGTTGAGAGGAGTAGCAGTGTTCCCAGTCGTACCAACCGTTTGTTTTGGGTTAGTGATGATCGTATAATCTTGGATTGTCTGGATAGCATAAGCTTTGGTTGTTCCTGTTTGTTGCATATAATCAAACAAAGCATCACCATTAGAATTGGTTAAACTCTGTTCAACACCAGTTAGAAGGTTCCATACCCTAATAGGTTTAGTACCGCTATAACTAGCTAACGCTGTCATTTGTACTAAATATTTCTCATCTCCATCTCTGATTATTTCATACCAGTAACCATTGTCACCAGCATTGGTGAGAGTTTTCACAAACTCACCTGCAGGACGCTTCATTAAACCAAACGTAACGTCAGGTACAGCATTATCACATACTCTGAGCTGTCCAGGAAATTTAATTGTGTCGGGCTGTTGTGATACTCCCCCTAGAAAGTTAGGAATACGATGATTGATTGCTGCCATTACCTTCTTTGTAGAACTTTATATGGTCGATAAACAGTACTAGCATTTGTCCTACCTTCTTGGTTATTGAAGATATTGTAATCACCCTGTTGGGTATCATACTCTAATGCTGTAGCCCTTGCTTGTGCCTCATCTACAGAGATGAGTTCAGCTGCCTCTGGGTTGTTTACCATGCGGTTAGAAGCGATCCTCGTGGCTCTGACGGTTATATAATCTTTAAATACTTCTGGTATGTCACCAAATTCTATCATCCATATTATATCAACATAGATTTTACCACCAGTTGAGTTTTCAAATTTGAAACTATGTTCATGTAGATCATATAATTTCATAGTACCACTGTCAGATTTCCTTACAGTATCGTAAGCATCTGGGTGTCTGAATCTATTAAGATCTATTTGTAGTACATTAGCGGGGATGATAGCATGGTCATTTGTATCTAAAGTTATAGGATATTGTGTTTCAGTATTGAATTTCCACCCTTCTGCTAATATCTCACGGCAGACTTGCTGCAGAGTTTTCTGTGCAATAGCCACTTCAGGGCTTTGTACACTTAAGGTATTAACAGGTGACTCTCCAACACTCATCAATATAGAGTTTACTGCATCC